GTCCGTTGGCTTGGGACCCTTTCTCCCTGTCATTTCTGACAGTCACCGCATTACAGCGGTGAACTCCACCTCAGCTTGGTGTAGACGGCTTGAGGACGTCCAGAACGTTCCAAGTGTTCTTCATCAAGCGACGGCTCATCGCCACGCTCGACAAAGTACTTGAGCAAGGCACCGTAGTCGTCCAGTGGATCTACCGGAGACCGCGATGTTACCACATAACCCTTGACTAGAGGGCTATGCAGGTAATCGTGAGTGCGCTGGGTTTCAAAGCCCAATGCAGATTCACGACCGAGCACTGACGAGGTCTCGAGGACACGAGGGAAATGAACAATCATCCCCTCGATCCAAGAGTCCAACCACTGACATGTCTTCCAGTAACCAGCCCAATAGAGCTGGTTACGAAGAGAGACAATGCCAATGACGTCAGTAGCGTCTGCCCGTTGTGTTGGGAACATATGTCGAACTTTGACAAGACTTACGTCAAAGTCGTCATAGTATTCCTTTCCGCAAGACTCTCTGAACTTACCAGTCCAGAAAGACTTGCTGATATTAACTTTACACCCGAAGGTGTGAAGCATATCAACAACAGGCTGCACATCGGCCACAGGGACGATAATATCGTCCCCGTAGATACGCACCGATCCTCGAAGGGACTTAATGTCCTTCAAGGAAAGTGACGTGTTACGCGATCTCTGAATCCCAAGGAGAACAATGACCAAAAAGATCATTGCCTCGAATGGGAAACAAAGTGCGGAACCCATCGACGCGAACTTGGCCAGGCGAAGAACGCCATGACCAGGCACATCAGCCTTCCGACTCCGACAGGCGTCCACCGCAGCACTTAAGCTGCCATAGCCACCTATAAGGAGTCGTACGAGCTGATTAGAAACGCGATCGGAAGCTTCACTCAAATCGAGTGTCGCAAGTTCCCGCGAACGGGAACCCTCACGGGCCATGAGCTGATTAGGCTCTTGATCCGTAAAACCGAGCATGCTATCGAGGTAGTCAACTCCTCTAATAGCATCCAGGATCGGTCGCAGTAGGGACTGTTGGCAATACATCATTGCCGCAGGCTCCATCGCTATGATCCTTGGCGTTTTTAGCGTTTTAGGAACCGAGATAACCTTAGCGGGTATCTCGTCTCCGGGTTCGAGGATGTCGACGTCTTGAACATCTCCAATAAAGGAGTAGTTCGGGATAAGGTAGTCGCTTAGTGCGAATACCTCATCAAGACGCCTGGTCCATGTCTTCTGCCGCCACTTTCCATTGCTGGAAAGTGAATCGGCAGTCGATCCAGGACCATGTCTGGGAATTAACTCTCGCTCGTAGATAATCCTATCTACGTGCTTGAACACGTCCCAGTACAACATCGACGCGATACGGCTAAACTCAGAGAGATCTATCTCTGATAAAGCCGCATCGAATTGATGGACATCCTGCTCACACTGGACATACCCATCGAAAGCCTTACTCACCCTTTCGGGGGAACAAGGCATCTCAATCTTGCTAAACATCAGTGTTAACTGACGAATAGCTCGAATAGAGTCTAACGATGGACTGTCCAGTAACACACCACTAGTCCGGTCGAACACTAGATCGAGGAAACCCCAGAGAAATTTGGGGAGACCACCTTTCCACGAAAAACCGCGGAAAAGGTTGCGATCCACTCTCCCTTGGTCGAGACTTCTCTCGAAGTCCTTACCAAAGGAGGGAAGGGTTATCGTAAGAAACGATAATCCCTCATGATTCGACCGCCCACGGACTGTTTTGCAGTCCATGGTGGCGCTAGTGCAACACCAGCCGGCACATTCGTGTGCCAGCTTTATCCAGAGCAACATTAGGCATTTCAAAGCCCCTCCTATCTAAACGGTAGGGGGATTGGCTTTCCTTAGCCTATGTTACCTCCGACCCGGCCCGTAAAGGGCCGGCTTTGGGACTTAGAGAACTAGTTGTTGGAAACAGTAAAGTTCCACACAACTAGCCGCCCGTCATCATCTTCCACAATAAAGTGGATGATAAAAACGGACGGGTCTCTAACTCTCACCGCCAAGCAATTTGTCGATGAGAGCGTCCGATGAGGCCGTGTAGAGGGTTTTGAAACCCGCATAGACGGCCTTGATCTCTGCGTTGGTGAACCCAACCTTGGGGATGTCGAACACCATATAAGTACTCAATGATGATTCGACATTCTCCGCGGGAAGGAACACATCCGCTGAGATCTTGGACCAGTCCACCCGGAGGACCCGTCGAGTCCTACGCCCGTAGGCGTGGGAGGCCGACAGATCCACTAGGCCAGTAGCGTCCCGATACTCCGAACTGTTTCCCCCGCTGTTCACACGGGGAAGCGAGTATGGTGTACCGGAAACGGTAATGGACTGTGGGTCGGAAAATGCCATAGGCATTGCTCCTATCTGCAGACAATAAGTCTGCTATTTGGGTGTATGGGCAGTGAATACTGTCCTGCTACGTTCGGGTAATACCCAGCGCAGCAAGTATGGATATCTGGAATGGCGACAAGCCATCCCAGGTTAATCCAAACCCAAAGGGGTTAGCCCTGATCCGTTTTTTGGTCTCATTGACCATTCGAACGGAACAGCTCGGGAAGGTGTAATCGTTATATTTTGCACCTACCAGAGTGTACGTCGTTACTGCGATGGAATGTTCCATCATGTAACCGTACTGCATAACCAGGCCCTGGCTTATCATATCGGAAGCCGTTTTCAAAACGTCTCCCGTATTGGTAAACCAGTCGATGGCCCAGGACCACGGTGTTAGGTTCCAGAGTACATCCGGAGTGAGGGACAAGCCGAACAGCTTGTCAGCCTCAGCAACGGTGTCCCGGAGGGAACCATCTGGCAACACGCCATTTGGACCTCCGTAGACAAATGCACCAGAGAACCACCTCTTTACAGAGGTAGTGGTTTGTTTTGTCCACTTACCACCAGTGATCCCACCGCTGTAATCCAGATCTGGTACCAGAGGACCAGCAAACCCCAGATGTGAATCTGGGAATTTGTTAGTCGATAGTACCACTTCTGTTCCAGCGGTGACGATATCAGAGAAGGTATAACTCCTCCGTACGACTCGACCCGCGTCACGTTCATACTGATCTAGTATGTCACGTGACTTGAGTGCGGCCTTACCAAAATTGGTAATGTCGCTCACAAGGGGTCGCCAACCAAACTGGAGGTTCAGATATTCACTGCCCGCTTTGCGAGCAATGTCTGTCCGTTCCTTCCAGGTTCTAATTGAACTGCGGTGTGGTAAACCATCACGCCACAGTTCGCCTAGAGCGGTTGATAGGTCGACGGCGGAACCTGTAGGTCTGACTCGCGAGATAGCCGTTGCACCTAGGGTGTTGAGAGCGGAATCAGTGCTCTCAGCACTTGTCGGAAACAACGGTTTAGCAGGCGAGCCAACTAGCTCAAAGGGACAACGCAACGCCCCGAGGCAAGTGCCTCGGGAAGCGGTAACGTTGGGACCTGAGGGCGAGAGGTGCGGTTGGTACAAGTGGTAGTGTCCGTCGAGAAACTCGGCGTACTGCCTACTTGTATAAAACGCACCGCCTACATCACCGAGGCCGCCAGTTTGTGGCGGCCAAGAGTGACTCTCGGAAACAGTAATCTGTTTCCCCATGTACTGATCGGGTTTGCGAAGCAGGTTAGCTTTGCGCACCCAAGCCTTCTTAACCGAATTAAAGTCCTCCTGAATCGCTCGCGCACTTGCGCTTGCGAAGGGGAGGTCTCTAGTTCTGGTATGAGAAGCCATGGTGATATCGTTCCTTTGGATAAAGACCGAGAGTAATTCTCTCGATCGGTGTATGCACTGCGTGCTCCTCGGCAAAGCCGAG